TGGTACAAGTTTGCCGCCGTCTTGGGGTGGTGTTTACAGGAGTAATAATGGATTAAGCGCAAAACATCTTGATCTTTTAGCAAAAGAACTCTCAAATGAAATACAAGACCTTTACAAACAAATAAGGGGGAAATAATGGCCGCAATTGATCTAAATACAGTACGAGCAACGATTGAATCAAGAGTTATTAATGAGCTTTCTTCGGCTCCACCAATAACGGTTATTTTTCATAATATGTCATTTAATAGCAGTACAAAAAAGACTTTTGTGCAATGCCTTACAAGTTTTGGTGAAAACAATTATTTGACATTAGGTAATGAAAATGGAGTGAATAGAATAACTGGTATTGTCATATTTAATATTTTCACGCCACAAGGAACAGGTTCAGGAGATAATTATAAAATTGGTAAAAGGTTACGGGATTTATATAATAGAATTACTGTTTCAAACGTGATCTTTGACAGTCCAATAGGGCCAGAAGTCGTTAACAATCCAACCCCTGAAGGTCTTTTTCAAACGCAATTGCGTATGACCTTTGAAATTTACGAGGAACTTTAATTATGGCAAAACTTGAAATAACAGAAGAAATGCTTGACGCAATAGAAGCTGTAAAAGGTCGAAGAGAGGCAAATTATTGGGATCCACATTGTAAAAGATACTTTGAACAACAAAAAAATCTTAAAAACAAGACAAAAGATGAGCTTGAAAAAAAAGGCAGAGAACTAGGGATTGAGTTAGATAAAAGACAAAGTAAAGAAAAACTTATTAAAGAAATAGAAAATTATCACAAAACAGGTTAATATTAAATAAATACTTCTTTTTGTTATGGCTATCAAGGGCGATGTTGGGAAAATCATGTTTGAAAACGCCGGTGGAACGGAAGCTGACGTAGGACAAACAAGATCGTGGTCTTTGTCTATAACAAAGGACATTATGGAAACAACAAAACAAGGCGATACATTTAAGTCAAATATTGGTGGCTTGATTGCCGGTGAAGGTTCAGCAGAACTTTTATATGCTCCGAGTGAAACAGGCGCAGGCTACACAACATTTATTGACGATGTTTTAACAACAGGCGATAACGCTGACGCATTATTTGAATTATTCCCTGATAGTAATACTTCTGCAAAGAAAATTAGTTTTGCAGGCATAATAACCGGCGCTGAATATGGTGCAACTTTGGGTGAAGTCCAAATTATAAATATCAGTTTTACAACAAGTGGTACCATTACCAGCGCTATCTGATACATTAGGTTTATTAGTCTACTAATTAAACTAAATGTCAACAAAAAGAACAATTGATCTGTTAACTGAATCTTATAAGGATCAGATGACAGCCAGACGTAAATATGAATTTAAGGATGCTAACGGCGTTGTAAAAGCTAATTTATACTTTAAACCATTAACAAGAGATGATCGTGTTCGCGCACAGGCCGCCGCAGGCACAGACGAGGCTTTGACAATATCAACTTATCTTCTTTGTAAAAATGCAGAGAATGAAGACGGATCAAAAGCATTTGCACCCGCAGATGCGCCGAACCTACAAAGAGAACTTCCAGAAAATGTTCTTAATGAAATAGAGCTTTTTATGTTTGATATACAATTAAATATTGATACAGCAAAAAAATAATATCGCGAGATAATTGGATAAATTTTGAATTTTTTCTCGCAACAGAATTAGGTAAAACTATTCAAGAATTACGTTCTTTAATTACAGAAGAAGAACTAATATATTGGGCTGGATATTACGAAGTGAAGAATGAAAGAGAAAAAAGACAATTAAATCGCCAAAGAGCAAATAAGGGGTAATATATAATAAAGACTTTTTTTATTTGTGGCACAGGCAAATGTAAAACTTACAGTTGATGCTTCGCAAGCCACAAGAGCTTTAAAAGGAGTACAAAGTCAAACTACAAAATTACAAAATGCTTTTGGTGGATTACGAACTGCAATAGCTGGCATTGGAATTGGTTTAATTGCTAGAAATGCAGTAAAAGCTGCTACTGATTTTGAAAAGCTAAATCAGAGATTAAAAATATTAACAACTGAAAATGGAACTTATGCTGAATCTTTAAAACTAGCTGAACAAGCACAAACAAAGTTTGGTTTAAGTTCTATTGATGCTTTAGAAGGAGTAACAAATTTACAAGCAAGATTAGGGCCATTAGGTTCAACAATGGATGAAATAACGGCAATATTTAATGGATTTAATACAGCAGCAATTTTATCTGGAGCTTCTGCACAAGAACAAGCTGGAGCTATGAGACAACTTACTCAGGCTTTAGGTTCTGGAGTGTTAAGAGGAGATGAATTTAACAGTATATCTGAACAGATGTCTGCTGTTCTGAAGCCAATAGCAGATCAATTAGGAGTTAATGTAGGTGCTTTAAGAGATATGGCGGCTCAAGGAGCAATAACAAAAGATGTTGTTGTTGCTGCATTTAAAGAAATAGAAAATCAAGGTGCTAGTGCATTAAAAGAATTAATAAAAAATGATCCTACAATGACATTTAAAGTTTTAGGAAATGAAGCAGAAAAGTTATCAATAACAGTTGGTAAAATATTAGCTCCAGCTATTTTAGATGCGACTGTTGCATTAACTAAAATTGTACAAGCGGCTGATACTTTTATAAAATCTCCTGTAGGAAAAACTGCTGCAATATTTACTGGCATTGCTTTTGCTATAAAAGGAGTTGCTACTGCTGTTGCTCTTTTAAAAACTGCCCTGACTATAGCTGCAACACAATTAAGTTTAGTAGGTACGCAAGCGTTGATAGCTAGTGGTGGCTTTAAAGGTATGGCTGCAACAAGTCTTTTAGCTTCTGGTGGTATTGGAAAATTAACTTTAGCTTTAGGTGCTTTAAAACTTGCAGTTTTGGCTACTGGTTTTGGTGCTGTTGCTATAGCAATAGGTGCAATAACGACTGCTGTTATTAAACATATAGATAAACAAAAAGAATATAACAGACTTGTTAAACAAGGTGGTGAAGAAGAAGTTAAAGCTGCTATGCGAGCTATTATGGCTCAAAGAGAAAGTTTAAGAGCAAGACTAGGTTCAAGTAAGAGAGTAGATCAAAGTCTTAAAAGACAGATTAAATCTCTTAATGCTCAATTAGGGCCGTTACAAGAACAACTTACTAAAACAGAAGCCATAGCACAAAAAAACAAAGAGATTGCAGATAAAAAAGAAGATCAAAAAAAGATTCAAGAAGAGATAAATGCACTTGAAGAAGCTAACAGAGAAAAAGCTGAAGAATATGCACAAGCAGAAATGGATAAAGTTGCTGCTATTGGAGAGTTCATAGACAGCCAAAGTGATTCTTTAGCATTACTTAGGGGCCAAATTAATGGCAAAGGAGAACAAGTTGCATTAGAGCAAGCAATTAATAATGCTGTTAAAGAATATGGAGAGGAATATAGAGATATAATTACAAATTACCTAACTGCAAATAACGAACTGAAAAAACAAAAAGAAAACATAGACAAAAATAAAGAAGCGGCAGAAAAGCTTAAAGAGCAATATAGACAAATAGGACAAGAAACAAGACAAGGTTTAGTTGAAAATTTAAGAGAAGCGATAAATGGTAGTCAAACTTTAGGTGAAGCACTAAGTAATGTTTTAAATAATTTAAAAAATAAATTACTTGATATTGCGTTAAATAAAGCTATTAGCGGAATTGGTAATATGCTCTCTGGTGGAAAAGGATTTGGTGGAGGTTTTCTAAGTGGTTTATTTGGTAAGGAACGTGGCGGCCCTGTTTCTGCTGGCGGCACTTACGTTGTTGGCGAACGTGGCCCTGAAATTTTACAAATGGGTTCTAAGGGAGGAAATGTAGTCCCAAATAGTAAAATCGGAGGCGGTGATTCTATAACAAATAATATTAGTATATCTGTAGATGCTACAAATACAGATGTTCAATCAGATGGTGATGGTCAGGCTTTGGGTCAGGCAATTGCAAATGCTGTACAATTTGAAATTGCAAAACAAAAACGTAGCGGAGGTATGTTAACTTAATGGCAACTTTTAATGACACTATTGGAGGAGGTACAACAACAGGTGCAACAATTCCAACTTATAGCTCTGTTGAAAGTGCGTCACCAAAAATCATCACTGTTCAATATGGGGATGGCTATAAATCCCGCAACGTCTTTGGCCTGAATCAAAATCCAAAATCTTACAATTTAACCTTTAATGTTTCTCTTGCTGATGGAGATAAAATTTTAGCGTTTTTAGATGAAAGAGCAAAAGACACAGCTAGTTTTACATTTACCCCACCAGCTACAAGTACAGCTAGACAATTTTGTTGTAATAGCTATAGAAGAACTAATGTATATTTAAACAGAGTTACTATACAAGCAACATTTGAAGAGGTGTTTCAGCCATGACTATTCCAGTTGATCATTTACAAAAATTAGAAGGAATTACCATAATTGAAATGTTTCAAATTGATCTAGTTTCTGGTTTACATTATCAAGCAGGGGATACAGCAGCAACTACCTTATACAGATTTCATAATGGAACAAATGGTATTAATACAGATTTACGTTGGCAGAATGAAATATATACCG